GCCGTCGATCCCACAGGGACAAGCGTTCTAAGGAACTGCGCAAGCGGCGAGCCAGGTTTGTTCTACAAAGATTCGTGGCCCTTCTCTATTTTACCACAAACCTAGGTTCTCGAACAGTCAACAACGAGTGAGTGGGTACACAGCGGACAAACTGGCCTGTTCAGAAACTCACACCAGTCCATCAACAACCGCGTTTCTTACAACTCACACCCCCGGGTGCTTCCGCAGTCACCCGGTTACTCTAACTGAAGCGCTGGGCAAGTACCCCAGTTCCACCACTACGTGGTGCAGCTACGCTGTTTACTCTCTGAGTGCTTTCGTCACCCACCAAAGTGACGCATCAGTTCCACTCGGCTTAGGACTAGAGTTGACTCCAAGTGTTGGCCTTGTCTGTTGAAGCCAGAGCGAGAATCCTTCCTGTTCCAGAATCGGATGGAAAGAACCATGGCGTAGAGTTTGCATGTCTCCGAGCGGCTATCAAATCCCCATGTGCGGTGCGGGCAACATCGAGTTTGTAGCGCTGCGAAGAAGTCTTGAACTCCAATGCGGTGTCAAAAGCCACTGCATAAGAATTGGGAGTAGATGTCCAAGATGGGCAAGAAATGTTGATAACATGCATCATGGTCGCCTCGTCTAGATCAAACTCAACGCCGCCAAAGGCATTTACGGCAGAACGAAATCTTTCACTTGCTGCAGAAAACTCTGCATAAGTGTAGACACCTTTTGCCGCATCACCCTGGAAGCGTTGTGTTGCTGTTGAAAGTATGGCAGGACTGAGATCAGAGATTTCTGTCTGTGGCAGCCGAGCTGCCAAAATCGTACCCTGTCTCGCGATCATTGCCGAGGTGTTGACCACTTTGCATGAAACCGCGTTAAGTCTGCAAGAATGTCCTAGCGAAACGTCGACGTCCAAATCAGGAGTATAAAGCTGCACCCATCCATAACCAATCATGGTGTTGGATAGTTCCAGAGATATACGTACACCCGAAGAGAGATCGGACGCTGCACCAGTAAAACCCACATACTCAACGCTCACATACTTGACACCATTTCCGGTCATCTCATACAAAGCTTCTCCGGCCAATGGTAAATAAGATCCATCCACTGGCACCGTTTTCGTTGAAACTACTGGCGGCGCTTCTGGACCACTCCAAACGCTGATCAAGAAATTGTAAGAAGATACAGCGTCTGGAGGTGGGGTTCCGACGAACGAAGCACCCGAGATGTATAGCTTTTCATAAGCACTCATCATGACGTAAGAACGGCCAGCAGACCGCCCGATCGGTTTCTGAGAGCACTCAAACGCAGACAAGTACGAGCTACTGGTGCCAAAGACCATTGCAAGTGGCCAGGCCTCAGGGCTAATATTTGTCGACGCTCCGCGAAGTGTCCAAAAGCCAGTTGTGGCAAATGTTCCTGTCGTGCTGAATCGCAATGACATCCCGGACACCATGCCAACTGTTTCTGGCAGCTGCATGGGACCAATAATAGCCAGCAATCCGGGCTGGCCATAGAGGAAAACATTCAAGTCTCCAGCTTGCCACAATAACCCAGGATCCAATGCTGGGTAATAGGCTGGACTAGAAACAGAAAGCGTCTTCCTCAAATTGGCTACTGCGCTCAACGGTGCATCCACGGTTGGAAATCGCCCCGCTGACAACGGTTCGACTAATTGTCTAAAGATTGTCTTGCCGGCCACGGGTGGAGCTTGAGGTTTAGGCTTGGGTTTGTCCTTCTTCTCACGCTTTGCCGCTTGCTTCGGTGCTGGCTTGACAATCTTTTCAGGCTTTGTCGACATGTCCAATTGGTTGTGTAAAGCCTAGAGAGATTTATTACGGGGTTGGCAAGACGAATCAAGGCTCAACCACATACTATTGCTGCGGATTGTAAAGCGTATCCACGCAGCCGTTTCCAATTAAGGAAGTGACCTCCTTTTCTTGGTCCACACTGTTCAGCTAACTAAGGGGGGGTGTGCGAATACCCCTAGGGAGGTGTGGAAACTTCCCTTGATGCCCTCCTCCCAGATATGCATTTACATATCATCACATGCAAATGCCATGTCTGTTGTTTCGAGTCTGATGAGCGCTGGCAACCGCTCCACAGCTCGAATTCTGCGAACGTCGCGCCGAATCGCGTCCGCTGTCAAGCCAGGATATCTGGCTTCCAGCCACCGAAGCGTGGATTCGTCATAAGAAGGGGTCGCTGCCGTGCGTAGTGTCCACGCACTTCCGTACCCCTCTGTGACGGCCTCCACCTTTGTGGCCTTCTTTCCCTGCAGAATGCGCTTCACCTGCTCTGCGCAATCTGCGACAACCGGCACACAGGCATTCAGGGCAAGCTGTTGTGCCGTTCCGTGGGTCCATGCGGGGAGGTTACCTTTCGGGTCGTGTTGCCAAAAGGCCTTGAACATCCTGCGGCCAATTGTGGGGCCCCAGTACAGTTTTCCGGCCACTGGATATGGCATCATGCCCAAAAAGGTGACATCGTGCAGAAACGGAGTTGTTACTGCTTTGACTACGAAACCGAACCGGTGCAGATTAGACAGGATCTGCTCACGGTACTGTTCGATGTCGAAGCGGCATGCAACCATGCTGTCATCTCCCATAACAGCAATGTCGCACAACTCCGAGGCCCTGCGGATGTCCTCCACATCCACTTCCAAAATATCCTTTCCCGCCAGAGCTGCGGCGAACGAGAGGGCCAGGCCCACCCCATTCAACATGGCATTGCTCAGCGAAGTGTCGTCCCGGCCTGATGCATTCATGCACTGGCACTTGAACTCCACTCTGGCGTCAAACTTTGGCATTTTCTTCACGCCACTTGGTTTGCGCCACGCTTCCAACGCCTGCCAGAACTCTGGTTCCGCACCGGGGTATATCTGCCGATACATCCCTTCCATGAATTTCCAGGATGCGGGACTGTGA